GAATTTTATCATTTTTTTGGGAGTTATCGACTTTGCTTCGGATCTCATCCACCTCAGCTATGATTTTTTTGCACATTCTGGGATATGTTGGCGAAATTAAGTTAAGCGATTTTGGCCATTTGCCACGTTTTGGATTTTTCTTGGATACCATGTCTAACAGATGCAATATAACTTCGCTAAGATTAGATGGAAGATCATTTAAATCACCAACGGCGATGACTGTAAACAACGCCTTCCCATCATTCATGTTGTCTAACATTTCAGACACACTGTAGCTGATCTTGATTTTTCTCATATTGCCTACTTTGTTATTTCGCTTAACGTATCGAGCCAAGTATGCTATAAACTCGGCCATGGCGACGTCCGCAACCTCTTTCAGTGCGTATTCTTGTATTTTTAATTGTAGCAACGATTTAAGATCGAGATTAAGGCGTTTTTTCAATATTGTAAGGATCTTGTCACTGTTGTCGGTCGCTTTATGCTGGTTATACGCCATAGGCCCTTCATCAGCATAGTACACTTTTGGATCGAATGATATCGGTGTGGACAGCCCTATTACTCGTAATAACTCTTTAATATCGACTTTGTCAGAATATTTGTACTCCAACAATCTATCTTTTGTGTTGAATTTGGCATGATCATTTATCACTCGAGTGATCTTACCACCACCAGTCACCATGGTTTCACCTTCTGGTGATATGTCAATACCGCCAACATATGAATCAATATCATGCGTTTCAGACATCTTATATATTATTGAATAACTAAATTTGAAAATACACACACACGAATATACTCAACATATATACTCAACATATATACTCAATACACAATGGTGTCGATTGGTTTAAACATCCAACAGATGGAACATGATCCAGTGGAGTGGACAGTGTATAAAAATGTCATGACGTTTTGCAAATATAATAACATCGTGATAACTGAAGGAAATGATTACACACTGGAGAAAACCAACAAGATTATCGACATTCAGTCATTCATCATGATGAAAGGTATTTTAAATAATACCGGTATGGACAATGATGGAAATGGTGTACCATACTATATATTTATATTCGGGCAAAAGTCGACGACTGTCAGCAAAACTGCATTTGGTAACAAGGCTGATGATATTGCAAATGTCATGGGGCTGATAAATGAACAGAAGGCGGCGATCATGTTCGTCAGTGAAAGTTCATTCAAAGCTAATGTCACCAGAGCGATAGCAACACAAAAAAGAAAAAAAGACGCGATGTTTCAGATTCAATCAGTCGTCCATGACATATTCAAGGTTGATAGGATCTTGACGTCAAAATTTAAGCACGAGATATTATCGACGAGCGAGGCACTGCGTGTCAAAGCACAGCATGAAAAAAATTTAACATCGATACCATATATACCTGTGATGGATCCAATGGTAATCTGGATCATTGGTCGTCCCAAACAGGTGGTCAAAATCACGCATCCGTCCTTAGTCGGGTGTGTTACGGTTTACTATCGTGTGATTCGCTGAAGTGTGCGATTTTATGCTCCATTTATCCAGGCAAACCACACTTGGCTAACTTTCGTTTGAGAATGTCGGTGTTCACCTTACGGTCATGTGGTGTATCGAAGTATTGACTGAGCTTTGATTTTTGTATCATAGGGTCTAGACCATCGAGCTCTTTGATGATGTTGACGATACGATACATCTCATCTTGTAAGTTCTCTATGTAATCCGGCTCTCGGTGCATTGGGATTATTGATAGTCGAAATGTTTTCAATGGCAGTACCCCAATCATGTGATAGTTATTTTTTTGGCAGTACGTGTCGAACTCGGTGATCCAGTCGCTTGGTGCCGGCGCCGGGAATGCACCGTCGCATATATAAACCTGACCGTAGTGAACAGACCACGTGTTATGTACGACGATTGCTTTCAACATATTTTCAAATTCTGCTTTATCTGACTTACCGAAGTCGATCAACTGTGCAGAGGGTTGGTATGGCTCTTCGTAGCAGTATACGCCCAACATAGTTATGAGTATTGGGTCATTGCGAACGCGATCTCTCACTTCATTATGATAACGTGTGTCATATTTGCGACTAGTCGGACGCAAGTCATCGTGTGCACACTTGCGCTGCATATGGTCAACAAATAGCGCAAAGTCACATATTGGTATGGTACTGAGGCCCGACTTGATTTGCGATTTGTAATATTTGGGGATCGTACTACCTGGAATGCGTCCACTAGGGTTCTTTATTTCAATAAGTACTATTTTGTCCCATGCTTTGATGTATGTGACCCCGTCGGGGCTATTGGCGTGGCATGTTACCGTTGGGTGAGGTATACTACCAGGTACATACACCGAGCAATCGAATAGTATTTCGAACGCGATTGTCGTAACCTCCTCAGTGATCTTACCCCACATACATGCAGCATTGCCCATAAATTGAGTGAGTCCAAGATGCTGTGCAATTAGATCCTTTTTGTTACCCCATGGGCTCGAACCTTCAATTGTCGCACACTGCGAGCCACCGATTCTGAACTTACGACCATCTAGCCATGCCTGACTTCCCTGCTTCGGTAACGTTGCGTGCTCTGCGGTCCATTTCGCGACGGCTGCTATTTTTGAGTTCGTATTTTTTTTATTATCTATTACAAGAGGTGTGTTTTCCATTGGAAGTATGCTCTAGCCTGTTTAATTCTTATATTATTAGTGCACAGATATTCAAATTGACTTACAAATAAATAACCACATGAGTAATAATTGCATGAGTATATAAGTAATAATGGGTGCACAGCCAAGTGTCGCATCACAGGTTATTCAAGTTGGTGAAAAACTCGATTTCAAGGGGGTCAACCCGATTACATGGGGTTTGGCACCCGGTATGGTCACGGTTTTATTGATGTTTTCAATACTTGGGCTTGGTTACAGCAAAGGGTGGTTCAGCGGCGCGTATGTTCAACGACAGTGCACTGGCACTGGTGCAAATGAGCAATGCAAGGATGTGACACATGAAAGGTATTGGCGTGCTGTTGGATTGTTGATTGCGACACCATTCATCGGGTTAATGGTGGGAGGTAGTGTATATAACTTTGGGTTGGCAGTATATAATCCCAAAAAGGCGAGTGCTGCAAGGATTATGGGTTGGGCCACTAGTAGATAAATACTACGGGTCAAAAATTAGTTTGTACGGTGTTAATGCATCGCGCTGATTGTGTTATTGAACTGTCAAATGTATGAATATCACTGGTGAGCAACATTATAGTAGAGCAGCTATACCGCGCTTATTCACAAAGCTAACTGCACCAAACACAGCATCAAGCAAGGGTGCAGTAACTATATATTTAGATTTGGTTACAGCTAAAATGCAAAATATAATCATTATCATTATGTGGACAATGCGATGTTTATTCCACCAGATGGGGTGACCATGTCCTAAATCTTTCTGTTGGATTCCTTTTCTTTTATCCAACACGTAAGTTCCAAATCGACCCGCATACGTTAATGCAGTCACCGCCGAATAGGTACCCCACACATACGGTCGCAAAATCGGCGGCGTGTAATGGACAGCCAGTGGTATTCCAACGCCGCGCACTGCCATACATATCTTAAATCTGTCAAGAACTACAGCACTCATTGCTATATATGCATTTGTATACTAAAATATGTTTGAATTTTTATGATCATCGCGTATAAAAAAAAATAAATGATCGATGACATCAATGCATTAGTCCAATGAATCGGGCGACGCCGGGTCGTCATAACTATCTGGCGGGAGGCACAACACACGAATTTTTTCATAAATGTGGATGTACGTGTCACTTTTATGCAATTTGACAAGTATGTTGAGGACCAGATCATCGATGGTTGGTATACCTTCACAATACCAATCCCATACAGTGTGGTCACAGATCCATTCAAGAAACGCGAACAACTGGGTGTTTCCGACATGGCTCACGTCAACGAGTGGCACAGTGTCCAGCACATGTTTAAGGTTGTCGTACATAGTCGTGTTTACATGCGAGTACCCATTCTCCTCGAGCCACTTCAACCAGTTGACATACCTACCAACCGATGGCGAATCAACAGTGATGTTCGTGTACCACGTGCTGAGCACCTTGCTCATGATATCCTGGTGACCATCATCGAATCCACTGAGTTTAAACCCTAACTCCACCAGTTTTTCGAGATTGGACATGCAGAGTTCGGGGTGGTCATCGTAGTTGTTAATAAACTCATTGCCAACCCACCTGAATATGTATTCATGATGCAAATCGACACGGCACTTATTAACAAATAAGCTGAAGTTATCCGGCTCAAACCAGCAAATAGAACCGCGTGCCAACTTTCGAAAATCGCGAAGGCATCGATTAAATCGCAATGTGAGCAATTCCCACATCTTACCAACACGCACGTTAGTACGTATGGCGCGTGGGTAACGGATCTGAAACTTCGAAATGCGTTCTCTAACATCAACATACTTGCGCATGATGCCCGAAACATTTGCTATCATACCCGTCTGATGGTGCTTACCAGAGATTACCATTAAAACCACGCAAGTGTCGACATCCAAGTCATGAATTATTGTGAGCAATTCCTTGCAGCTGGTAAACGCGACAGTAAGCATGTTTGAACCGCTCGGTTGATGCATCATATATTGGGTGTAAAAAAAATCAAATTTACTCTCACTGAGCACACGATGTTCATACTTTATAGTAATGACATCATCTTTCCAAACCCTCAATACACTCGGAGGGGTCCACCAATTACTGCTATTGGATCATCCATGACTTATACACCAACACTCGGTGAACCACATCTCAAACGATAGATAATTCAAACCGCTGTTAAATTTGAATTTACTATGTGAATGTATAACGATGGAGTGTCCATATGACGATCACGTCGATGGGTGTACCACACGACACCTTATGACAAGCGAGGGTAAGTTCCCCAGATGTGCAGTTAAAGGTTGCAAACACACCCCTATGGGTGGCCAAGTTGTTAAAGGCGCATACACCCGTTGCGTTGATCACCTCGACGACTTACCAAAAAAAATACCACCACGATTAATGAAAGGCCCATTCATCACTAAACCGAGACAATAATATCTATTTTTTTTTAAATTAGCTCCTCCCACGTCATAGAACCGATGTAGTTTTCGCTCGGACCCAGGCTTGTGATAACTATCACTAATAAATCAGAAACATTGTTGTTATTGTTCGATATGAATATATCTGACCTACCGAAGCGTGCATTATCTTCATTATTTGAAAAATATATTGTATCTAATAACATACCACCCGTCAAATTAATTGCTGTTGCGGATACGTCGTATTCAACTTCACTTTCTGACGACGCGCTGACAAATGAAGATCCTGTTAATATTGATGTTGCCGCAGTGTCTTGAAATTTATAAATTTGAACAAGTGTGTTAGCCCCCGATGTTGATATCACGCTACTCCGCGTTGCAATCGCAGTCGCAATGCTATTAGATGATAATCTTATTGCGATTAATGGTTCCGCAGTTGAGCTTATTGGTTTAGTGGTCGTCCCCATATTTGCAGAAAACACATTGCCTGATGGTTTAAACCCACCCTCACTTATGACCGTATAGCATATGCATTTTAAACTACCGGCACCACCTGTGGAAATAATCTCGCATGTTGGTGGTAGTGATGCGGTTCGTATGTACACTTGCGACCCAGTGTTTGAGTGTCTGAATTTATGCAATGGTTGTAGTGCACCGTTGATAATAACACCCATATTAACCACACCCACTCCTAACCACTCCATATCTATCCAGTATATAAGAGTTTTGCTCACATCAAGCGTATAACTAGTATCCATGCGATCAACATTCCAATCAGTTTGGTTAACGACGGTTTCGATGGTCGATCCAGTGACACTTGTGCGTTTAACAACCGACACCGTTCCATCGTTATATTGGAAGTAAAACCCACTATCGTCGTCGTAATACCCGATTTTGGTGGTAACCGTTGATACATTGGACCCATCATCTAAAATACCGGTCATGTATATTAAAAGTGATTTGCCCGGTTGATAGATACCTCTGCGACGTGATCGTCTAATAACTGACCCTGTTCCAGTGGTTGCTATGTCCACACATGATGCATCTGAGTCATGCGTGGATGTTGCTGATCCGGATATTGCTTCATATACATAACTATGATTTTTGCCCAGTACTTGGTTGTTACTTAATATCGTGCGTGGGTTGCTGACACGTACTCTGCCGAACGCATCTGTGATACTTTCTGATAGATTAACGGTTTGGACCGTGTTATTTGTTATATGGTATATAGTTTGTAAACGAAACGTCGATTGGTTGGTGGCACCATTAATGTAGACAACTCGGAAAAACTTACCACGGACGGGCGATTCTATTTCATAGTATTGAACAGCCGCATCGTATGTCTCGTATTTAACGATATCCCAATTCGTACCATCCGAAGAGAACTCCAGTGTAATTCCTGTATTATCGGAGTTGACATTCGTGGTTATACCAATTTTTACGGAGCCGTACCTAGAGACATCGTCGCTCGTACCTGTAAATGTTTGTCCCGATGTTAGCGTGGATGATGTTGAGTTATTGCTCGATACAACACCATTCACAATCGGTGTAAATGTCATTATATATTTATATGTTGTATATTATACTAAGTACGTTACTTAACAATGGGTGTCAATAAATACCGTGTGTATTGCAATGATGAATCGGTATTTGTTGAAGGATATAGCGACTCAGTACCGACAACATGCTTTAACAACAACACTCACATCATAGATAACACTCAAACCACCGTCGTTGAAACGATCGAAACTGGTGTCAGAATTATCCAAAATCAACCAAGCACGAACGTTGACAAGTATTTCCTTATTACAATGACAGACTACGTTGAACCCAATGAGGTTAAAGAACTAGTAACAACTTTTAAAATAGACATGAATTTATTTCGTGTAATCATGCATTCGAATAAAGCAAACATCGGCGATACCTACGACACATTTTTAAATAAAAACACACTTGTTGCAGGTGTTACACAGGCGGATACCGATACCAATGTGATACATATATCGGACACAACACATACGAACACTGGTTTATTTGTCAGCTTTAATCAGACAGATCAATACCGAATTTTAAGTTCGACTACAGATACGATAACTATTGATGGTACGGTCACCGTAACTACTGACGATAAAGTATACGTAACATATTATATGGTTAAAGATAAATATGTTATGCGAAGTGGCACCGAAGAATTTGGCACAGCTATAATTGGATCATATAAAATACCAGCCGGCTATACTGGAGGTATAACATACCGTAATAGTTCAACAATACGTAAGGTTGTCCATATGGAATTGGAGACAACATTTGCGTAGGTCTGTTAATATATAAACCAAGCAGTACCATCGGAGTAAATACTTATGCTCTGATAATCTTGTGTAATTAGTACGGATGTTTCTCCGTTTATCGTATTAGTTGAACTAACTGTTATGTTATTATTGTATGCATTCCCATCCGCATCAATTATGTGAAACGTTTTCCCTACACTAACCGCACTCACTAGTGGTAATGTTATAGCCAACGTTCCAGTATTTGAATATTTGCATGACACAATCGTATCAGTTGGAAGTATCGTATATGTGGAAGTCAACACCGTGGTGACTGATAATGTGCCGCTTTGCACATATCGCTTTGTTGCCGCAGCTAAGTCCGCAATAGGGTCTGCAGTTAATAACACTTCCCCATTCGGAGTGTCAAATGACACATCTGACGTACCACCAATTGTAATGCAATACAACCTTCTAAAGAAAGACATAGCACACTTGCTTGAATATTATATAACCGCATGCGTTTTCAGTATGTTTGGAATGAATATATATATATATGACTATTTTTGACACCAATACATTTGATATAAACCCATATGAAAAATGTTGGTACACCACATATCGATTACCGTGGGGTTATGATGAACAAAAAAAAACGAACAATATGAAGGTTGGTGTCTTTGGTAAGTGTTGTTTAGTGCCAATGACTCGACTGCTTCAACTGAAGTGAATTCAAATTCGGTCGTTAGTATTCTAGCCAACGCTCTGGTTTGTTGACTTGTATGATCGGACAGTCGTTGAACATGCCAGACACACCACTTTGGACCATGGTCCGTATTCGATTGACGTGAGTTTAGGGAACTTCACACCA